CGAAGGCCGCCTGAAGATGCGTTGGCCTGCGCAAATTTTTGTGCGTGCAAATTGAACAAGGGGGGGTATCCCCCAAAGCCTGCAGCAAAGGCAGTGCATCAGATGAACATCAAACCAAGCGGGTGATTTATGGGTGGACGCAAGCCACTGCCGACTCAAGTCAAGCAGATCAAAGGGACCTTGCAGCCATGCCGGACCAACTACCACGAGCCCATCCCAGAGGGCTTGCTGGTCGAGCCTCCGGACTACATGCCAGAGGGTGCCAAAGCCGCCTGGCGCTACGCGCTTGAATGTGCCCCGCCCACGCTGATCCGCAAGCTGGACATGTCCGTGCTGGAGATCTGGGCCTGTGCGGCTGATCTGTACCGGCAGGCCCAGGCAGGCATCGGCAAGACCGGACTCCTGGTGAAGGCTCCCCACAGCGGTGTGCCCATGCAGTCGCCTTACCTGGCCATTGCCAACAAGCAGGCTCAAATCATGACCAAAGCTGCGATCGAGATGGGATTCACCCCGGCATCTCGCTCGCGCATCTCCATTCCAAACGAACGCCCGGGCGAGGAGCTCGATCTCTGGGAGGACATTGTGGGTTGACCCAAAGGGATACAGGATGAGCACATACGCCGCGAGCGCCAAACAATATGCCGAGCGCGTTGTCTCCCACGAGATCCTGACCTGCGAGTGGGTCCAGAAAGCCTGCAAACGCCAGCTCGATGACCTGATCCGCTTCAAGCGCAAAAGCAGCCTGTACCAGTTCAACCCGGAACTGCTTGACCGCTATGGCAGGCCCTACAGGCCAGCGGACAACCTGTGCGCCTTCATTGAGCGATTGCCCCACGTCAAAGGTCCACTGGCCAGCAAGATGATTGTTCTGGAGCCCTGGCAGGTGTTCATCCTGTCCACGGTCTTCGGGTGGGTCAAATCAGACGGCAAGCGCCGCTTCAGGCGTTCTTACATTGAGGTGCCTCGGGGCAACGCCAAGTCCACCCTGTCCTCGGCAGTGGGTCTGTACATGCTGGCAGCCGACCGCGAGGGCGGCGCTGAGGTGTATTCGCTGGCAACCACCCGCGATCAGGCCCGCATCGTCTTTGGCGATGCCCAGACCATGGCGCGCCTGAGCCCGGGTTTTAGGAACCGTTTTGCCGTGAACGTCGGGGCGCACAACATGCATGTGCTGCAGACCGGCTCCAAGTTCGAGGCGCTTTCGGCAGAAGGCTCCACGCTTGACGGCTTGAACATCCATTTCGGCTGCATCGACGAGTTGCACGCCCACAAGACCCGAACGGTCTATGACGTGGTGGAGACCGGTACCGGCAAGCGGGACAACTCACTGCTGTGGGTGATCACTACGGCTGGCAGCAATCGATCGGGCATTTGCTACGAGGTCCGAAGCTTTGTCACCAAGCTGCTCAACCGGGTGTTCGAAGACGACTCCCAGTTCGGAATCATCTACGGGCTCGATGAAGGGGATGACTGGGCAGCAAAGGACTCTCTCATCAAAGCCAACCCCAACTGGGGCATTTCGGTGCGCGAGGAGATCCTGGTTCCCCTGCAGGCCAAGGCCATGCAGTTGCCAAGCGCTGTCAACAACTTCAAGACCAAGCACCTCAACGAGTGGGTGAGTGCTGACACGGCCTGGATGGACATGCGGTCCTGGGATGCCAGTGCCAACCCCGATCTCGAGCTTGATCAGTTCCTGGGTCAGCCCTGCTGGCTCGGTCTGGATCTGGCCAGCAAGACGGACATTGCGGCGCTCGTCATGGTGTTCGAGCACCCTGACACACCAGATGCATATGCGGTGTTTGGCAAGTACTACCTGCCAGAGGACACGGTCCAGGCGGCAGGCAATAGCCAATACGAGGGCTGGGCCCATACAGGACGCCTGTCGGTGACGCCGGGCAACGTGATCGATTTCAGCTGGATCGAAGCCGATTTGCTGGACATCTCGTCGCGGTTTTCAGTGCAAGCCGTGGCCTTTGACCCGTTCCAGGCCACGCAACTGTCCACGCGGATGTTGTCCGAGGGCCTGCCCATGATCGAAGTTCGCCCCACGGTGCTGAACTTCAGCGAGCCGATGAAGACGCTTGAGGCCTTGGTCCTGCAAAAGAAGCTCGTTCATGACGGGGACCCGGTGCTCGCCTGGATGGCCAGCAACGTGGTTGCCCACACGGACGTCAAAGACAACATCTATCCAAGGAAGGAAAGACCAGAAAACAAGATAGACGGCATCGTGGCACTGATCATGGCCCTCTCACGGGCGATCAAACCGGGCGAATCGGTGGTGCTGGGATCCGACTACGAGTTGATGGTGCTCTGACGTCATGAGATTTTTTAACTTCTTTGACCGCTTCAGAGCTTCCACGAGCGATCGCTCACCCTGGGGGGATTTCTATTTCGAACCTGTTTCGGCTCGAAGCATCTCGGGCATGCGTGTCTCGGCCGATTCGGCCATGCGCCTGGCTGCGGTCTACGCTTGCGTGCGCATCCTCTCGGAGACCATGGCGTCGCTCCCTCTCGTGGTCTATCGGCCCCGCAAGGACGGCGGCAAGGACCGGGTGACGGACCACTGGCTCTACCAGTTGTTGGGCAAACGGCCCAACCGATACCAGAACCCATTCGAGTGGCGCGAGATGTTGCAGGGGCATCTGGCTTTGAGGGGTAACGCCTTCTGTCAGATCCTGGCCAACAGCCGGGGAGAGATTACCGAGCTGATCCCGATTCACCCCGACCGGGTGCGGATGGAGCTGATGTCCTCTGGCGACTACCGCTACCGCATCCGGGATCAGGCAGGCTCCGAGATCGTCCTGCCGCGTGGGGAAATCTGGCATCTGAGGGGCCTGTCTTCGGATGGGCTGATTGGCCTGAGTCCCATTGAGCTATCGCGGGAAAGCCTGGGTATGGCGCTGGCTGCGCAGGACTACGGGGCTCGGTTCTTCTCCAACGATGCCAAACCCACAGGGGGCTGGATCGAGTTCCCGGGCACCTTCAAGGACCCGGAGGCTAAGCGGGTGTTTCGAGAGTCCTATCAGGCGGCGCAGTCTGGCTCGAACCGGGGCAAGGTCCTGGTGCTTGAGAACGGCATGAAGTTCCATGAGGTGGGCGTCACAAACAAGGACGCCCAGTTCCTGGAGCTGCGCAAGTTCCAGATCACAGACATCGCCCGATTGTTCAGAGTGCCGCCACACATGATTGCGGACCTGGACCGGGCAACGTTTTCCAACATCGAGCAGCAAAGCCTGGAATTCGTCATGCACACCATGACGCCTTGGGCAGAGCGCTGGGAGGCATCCATCGAAGCTGACCTGCTCCCAGATGGTGATGCGCTGGAGATCGAGTTTGACTTTGCCAACCTCATGCGAGGGGATGCGGCCAGCCGCTCTGCTTACTACCAAAGCGGCATCCAGAACGGCTGGCTCACTCGCAACGAGGCCCGCATCTCAGAAAACCTCAACCCGATCGCAGGGCTCCATCAACCGCTGCGGCCGCTGAACATGGTTGAAGAGGATGACGCTGAGGACGCGGAAATCGAATCTCAGGATTCCGACACCGATGCCAGTCCTGAACCAGACCAGCAGTTGAGCTTGCGCCTGCGAAAGCTGGTCGAATCCAACGCCCAGAGACTGGCTCGTCGCATCTGCAAAAAAGGCGCTTTGGGCTCCAACGAAATCAACCTGATCGCCCAGACCTTCAGCCTGCCTTCATCGGCAGTAGAGGACTGGGCGCAGGGCGCTCCATCACTCGAGGATGAACCGGCGCTGTCCCGGTCCCTCATTCAATTGGGAATACACACATGAACAGACAACTTCTGCTCTCCGAATTTTTGACCACCCCCTGGGCACTGATGCCCGAGCGCCTGCAGGCCATGGCCGGGGTCTTGACCCGCTGGTCAGCTGGCGAGCCGCCAACTGATGAGGCCATGTTCCAGATCCAGTCGGAGCGTGTGCTGCGTGATACCCGCAAACAGATGGCAGCTGCCAATGCGGGCTCTGGCATTGCCGTGCTGCCTCTGTATGGCGTAGTCACCCAGCGGGGCAATATGGTCGATGACATCTCCGGCCCCGGCAGCACCAGCACCCAGCAATTCACCTCGGCCTTGCGCCAGGTCCTGGCCGACGACACGGTGGGCCAGATCCTGATCGACATCGACAGCCCCGGCGGCAGCGTGTATGGCGTTGCCGAACTCGCCTCGGAGATCGTCAAGGCCCGAGCCCAGAAGCCTGTGGTGGCTGTGGCCAACAGCCTGGCTGCCTCGGCGGCTTACTGGATTGGCTGCTCTGCCAGTGAGTTCTACGTCACCCCTGGAGGTGAGGTGGGCTCCATTGGCGTGTGGCAGGCGCACTTTGACTATTCGAAAGCGCTGGAAGAGGAGGGCGTCAAAACCACCCTGGTCTCAGCTGGCAAGTTCAAGGTCGAGGGCAACCCCTATGTGCCACTGGACCCGGAGGCCCAGGCCTTCATGCAGTCTCGTGTGGACGACTACTACAACGCCTTCATACAGGCTGTAGCTGTTGGCCGGGGCGTGTCGGTCGACGATGTCCGAAACGGCATGGGCGAAGGTCGGGTGCTCGGAGCTGATGCTGCCCAGGCGCAGCGCATGGTCGATGGCATTGCATCCTTTGACGATGTTCTGGCACGCATGCAGACCAAGGTCACAGGCAACGCCGTTCGCAGCCAGTCTCAGAAAAGTCAATCTCGCCTGAAACAAGCCCGGGACGCTCTCGCACTGGTTTGATGCTGGCCTGATTTCAACCCTTTCCCTTTCAGTCCTCCGTTGAGGGCTGCGCCCCCCTGCGACCCGTTGGTCGTGATCCCTGTCGCCGCCTTGAGTCATTTCGACCAGGCGGCTTTTTCATTTCTGGAGATAAACCAATGAGCAAGCAATTGCGCGAGCTTCAGTCTCGCAAAGCCACCCTGGTCAAGGACGCGCGCGCCCTGACTGACATCGCTGCCGCTGAGCAGCGCGACATGAACGACGAAGAGGTCGCTGCCTTCGACGCCCTTAAGGCCAGGATCGAAGCGACTTCAGCCGCCATTGACCGTGAAGCTGCCCTGATTGCCGAAGAGGCACAGATGAACCATCCCTCTCAACTGACCACGGCCTCTGTGATCACGGTGGTGGATAACGCTGCCGCTGACCCCAAGCACGGCTTCAAGAGCGTGGGCGACTTCCTCAAGACCGTGCGCCAAGCGCAAAACCCCGGCGCCTCCATCGATGAGCGCCTGCTGATCGGCTCGGGCCGAAACGCTGTGGCGCCTGCCACCTTCGGCAATGAAGGCTCGGCCCAAGACGGCGGCTTTCTGGTGCCGCCTCAGTTCGCCCAGGAAATTTTCCAATTGTCTTTGGGCGAGGACTCCCTGCTGCCCATGACCGATAACGTGGAGATCACGGGCAACACCATGGCCTTCCCCAAAGACGAGACCACGCCCTGGGGTACCAACGGCATCCGTGCCTACTGGCAAGGCGAAGCGGCTTCTGCCAACGCAGCCAAGCCTGTACTGGGCCTGTCGACCCTTCGCCTCAAAAAGCTCATGGCCCTGGTGCCGGTGACCGACGAGTTGCTGGACGATACCAATGCCCTGTCGACCTACCTGCCCGACAAGATCGCCACCTCCATTCGCTGGAAGACCAACGAGTCGATCCTGTTCGGCTCGGGCACTGGCCTGCCGGTGGGCTGCATGAGCAACGCCACCACGGTGACCGTGGCCAAGGAGTCGGGTCAGGCCACGCAGACGCTCTTGGCCCAGAACCTGGCCAAGATGATCTCGCGCTTGCCCCCGGGCTCGTTCGGCAAGTCGGTCTGGATCGTCAACAACGACGTGCTCCCGGCGCTTTTCACGTTGACCCTGGGCAACTACCCGATCTATCTGCCCACCGGCATGAACCCGGGTGGCATTCAGGTCTCGCCCTACGGAACGCTGCTCGGCCGCCCGGTGATCGTCTCCCAGCACGCCAACACCTTCTCCTCTGCAGGCGATGTGCTCCTGGCGGACCTCTCGTACTACCAGACCATCACCAAAGCGGGTGGCATGCAGACGGCCACTTCCATGCACCTGTACTTCGATGCGGACCTCACGGCTTTCCGCACCACGTTCCGCATGGATGGCCAATCCAAGATCGCCGCGCCGATCACCCCCGCCAAGGGCAGCACGACCATGTCGCCCTTTGTCCAACTGGGCGCTCGCTGATCAGGCGCCTGACCATCAAGGAGAAATCACATGTTTCCCAATGCAAAAGGCAGCGAGCTGTTCTCGGTTCTGGCCACCATCGACCCGGCCAGCCAGGCCGTCGGCACCACCTCTACCGGCTGGATCTCGGCCGGTAACCACCACAACCTGCTGGCGCTCATCCAAAGCGGCGCTCTGGGCACCAACGCCACGCTGGATGCCAAGCTCCAGCAAGCCCAGGATGCCTCGGGCACCGGTGCCAAGGACCTGACGGGCAAGGCCATCACGCAGCTCACCCAGGCAGCCAGTGGCTCGGCCAAGCAGGCGCTGATCAACCTGCGCCCGGATGACCTGGATGTGTCCAACGGCTATGCCTTCGTGCGCCTGTCGGTGACCGTGGGCGTGGCCGCCAGTCTGACGGCAGCCCAGGTGCTTGGTGTCAATCCCCGGTTTGCGCCGGGCGACGCCAATAACCAGGCCGCTGTGGTCCAGGTGGTCTAAGAAATCGGGGAGAGCAATGCATGCCTATGCAGTTGATCACCCCGCCTGCAGGAGAGCCGGTTTCGCTTGCCGAAGCCAAGCTCCACCTGCGGGTGGACTTCGATGACGACGACAGCCTGATCCAGGTCCTGATCTCGGCCGCCCGACAGGCGGCCGAAACGTTGACCAATCGGCAACTTGTCACGGCGCGCTGGCGGATGGTGCTCGACAGCTTTCCAGGACCGAGCCTCATGGGCGTGCCCGCTGGTCAGGTTTTCACGCTGCCCGGGCACGCTGTTTTGCTGTCCAAATCGCCCGTGCAGTCGGTGGTGGAAATCCGCTATCTGGACATGGCGGGTGCCTGGCAGGTCATGCCAGCAGCGAACTACACCGTTGACAGCGCTTGCGAGCCTGCCCGCATCACCCCCGTGTTCGGGCAGATCTGGCCGATTGCCTTGCCTCAGATTGGGGCTGTGAGCGTGATCTTTGATGCAGGGTATGGCAATGCTTCGGCCGTGCCCGAGGGCATCAAGACCTGGATCAAGCTGCGCCTGGGTTCACTTTACGTTCACCGCGAGGAGGTGGCATCGATGACGCGAGGACGCATTGACCCTTTGCCCTTCATCGATGGCCTGCTCGACCCCTACAAGGTACCTTTGATATGAGGCCTCTATGAACCCGATCGGAGCCGGAACGTTGGGCCGCCGCATCCAGATTCAGCGCCCCAGCACCATTAAAGACAGCCTGGGTGCACCCAGTCGGACATGGATCGATGTGGCTTCCGTGTGGGCAGACATCCAGCCTTTGTCCGGGCGGGAGGCCGTGATTGCCAGCCGCATCTCGGCCGAACTCACGCACCAGATCACGGTGCGCTACCAGAGCATTTTTGACAACCCGCAGTTGGTGGCCCAGTACAGGGTGCTTTACAGGGCGAGGATCTTCAACATTCATTCGGCCTTGAACGAGGACGAGAAACGTGTCCTGGTCATCCTGCTGGCCAGCGAAGGTCTGGACGATGGCTAAGCATGAACGCTTCAAGGTGGAGGGCTTGGCTGAGTTGGCCAAAGCCCTGCGCGAATTGCCAGATCGGGTAGCCAAGAACGGCCTGCGCGTCTCGGTCTATGCAGGAGCCAAGGTCATCCGTGATGAAGCCCGCATGCGTGCGCCCAAAGCGGCCGAAGTCCTGGGACCCAATCAGCCGCCACCGGGCACGCTCAAGCGCTCGGTGATCATGAAACAGATCCCTGAGCTCTCCAGCCTCACGCGCCAGACCTTCTTTGTGACGGTGCGACATGGCAAGAAGTACCGCAAGCAAGGCAAGAAGGGCAACCTCTCGCAAGATGCCTGGTACTGGCGTTTCGTGGAGTTTGGCACCCGAAAAATGCGCGCGCGGCCATTTCTGAGGCCTGCCCTGGAAGCCAAGCGGCGTGAAGCGGTGCAGGCGATGAAGGACCGATTGAGTGAGCGCATCGAGCTGGAAGCCAAGAACCTTTACAGAGGTCAGCAGAGGAAGTAGCCATGCAGGATTTCTTTGACGCCATCAAGAATCTGGCGGGTGGTGAGGTCTACGCGCTTGTTGCTGCAGAAAACACCCAGTACCCGGCCATCGTCTACACGCCCATCGTGCAGGAGCACATCTTTGGCATCGATGGACCGCACGGCCTGCAGCGCGTGCGCGTGCAGGTCGACACCTACGCCAGAACGTACCAGGAGGCCTTGCACCTGCAAGACCAGGTCCTGGCTGCGCTGCTGGCGGACAAGAGCACCGTCGCCGATGTGCGCATGGGGCTCAGTGAATTTGAAGATCAGGCCCGGCTGTACCGGGTGAGCGTGGACTACACCTACCACCGACCGGTGGGTTCACCGTGAAACAAGGAGTATCTGCATGAGCAGCACCGCAATCACCGCGCAGGGCATTGCCATTGCACGGTTTGGCACCACCGCCTTTGAAACCATCCCCAACGTGGTCTCGTTTCAAGGACCTGGCGGGCAGGCCGCTGTCATCGACGTCACCAATCTGGCGTCCACTGCCAAGGAAAAGCGCGTGGGCCTGCGCGACGAGGGTCAACTTTCCCTGACCCTGCACTTTAACCCTGACGATCTGGTGCACCAGGGGCTGAGAACCGACCGGGCCAACCGGGTGCGCCGCCAGTTCAAGATCACTTTTACCGACACCAACCCTGCCACCTGGACCTTCTACGGCTATGTCACGCACTTCAGCGTGCAAGGCGGTGTGGACGCGGTCGTGCAGGCCTCCGTGACCATCGAAATCGATGGCGACATCACCGAAGCTTAAGGAGAGACACACCCATGTTGACCCGTGAACAAATCCTGCAGAGCGACGATCTGCCCCGTGAAACTGTCCAAGTCCCGGAGTGGGGCGGTGAGGTGCAAGTGCGCACCATGACCGGTACCGACCGTGATGCCTTTGAGGCCAGCTTGATTGGCAAGGAAGGCCGCCTTGAGAACGTCCGAGCTCGCCTGGTCTCGCTCACCTTGTGTGATGAGACGGGCAACCGTCTTTTCAGCGATGGTGACATCACGTCGCTCGGTGGCAAGAGCGCCAAGGCCCTGGACCGTGTGTTTGCCGTGTCCCAGCGTCTGAACGGCATTGGCGCTGATCAGGTGGACGCCGCAAAAAACGCCTGATCGCCCATCCTTCGCGGCGCTTTGTGTTCCGGCTGGCGCTGGCTTTGGGCCTGCCGGTGCGCGAGATGCTCGCATCGATGGGCTCGGACGAGCTGACCGAGTGGATGGCGTACTACCAGCTCGAGCCCTTTGGGGACTATCGGGCCGATTACAGATCCGGTGTGGTGGCCTCCACCTTTGCCAATGCCCACCGAGCCAAGGATGCGGGGCCGTTTCGGCCAGAGGACTTCATGCCTTTTCTGGATAAGCCGCAACCCACCCAACCTCAAGACGAAACACAGCTCAATGTGGCCCGGTTCAAGGCCATGTTCGCGCACAAGGTAGGCAAGCAACATGGCTGATATCGGCTCCCTCGTGGTCAAACTCGCAGCGGAAACGGCCGATTTCCGCGAAGACCTGGGCAAGAGTGCTTTGCTTTTGGAACGCCACGCCGAATCCATGCGTGGCTCTCTCGAAAAAGTGGCCGAAGTAGCCAAAACCACCTTTGCCATCGCCATTGGCGTGGAGTCAGTAGGGGCGCTCAAGGAATTGGTCGCTCACACGCTGGAAACCGTAGCCGCTCTGCAGGATCTGGCCGAGCAGACCGGGGCAAGCGCCACGGCCCTGTCCGGCTTTGCACCGGTGGCCACCATTTCTGGCGTGGCGATGGAGCAGATCGGCGCAGGCCTGACCAAGCTCTCCAAGGGTCTGGCCGGGGTGGACGATGAGACCAAGGGGGCTTCTCAGGCCCTGCAGTTTCTGGGCATCAAGGCCAAGGATGCGGGTGGCAACCTGCGCGATCCGGCCGAGGTCATGAACGACATTGCCCTGAAACTGTCCAATTTCGAGGACGGGGCAGGCAAGACGGCCATTGCGCTCGAACTGTTTGGCAAGTCTGGAGCGGGGCTGCTGCCCTTCCTCAAGGACCTGGCTGCCAACCAGGACCTGAACATTCGGCTCACTGAAGCAGAGATCGAATCTGCCGAGAAAGCCTCTAAGGCGCTGGGCCGCATGCGGGCTGAGCACAACTTCGTCGCCCAGACCATTGTCACGGCCGCGCTGCCTGCCCTTGAAGAGCTGGTGGGTGAGCTCAAGGCGGTGATGCTGGGCACGCACAACACGGCAGACGCCATGGTCAAGCTGCGAGACGATGGCACGCTCAAGACCTGGGCGCAGGACACAGCGTACGGCATTGCCATCGTGATCGATGCGCTGCGCGGTGTGATCCAGATGGCCAAGGCGGTCATGGGCAGCTTCGAGGCGGTCTGGGCAGACATCGAATTGCTCGGCACTTTCCTCGCCGGTGGCAAGGGGCTCAACCCGTTTTCCGAGGAGAACCAGGCCACCCTCAAGACCGCATTGGAAAAACGCAACGCGATCGTTGAGAAGGCCAATCAGACCTACGTTGACCTCTGGAAGATGCCCCTCCTGGCCGATGCGGTCAAAGAGCGCTTTGACGCCATCAACCGGGGCGAGACCGAAGCGGCCGGTGAAGCCGCCAAGCCCAAGCTGAACTACAACTCGGCCACTGGTGCGCTGACCGCAGCGGCCATGGCCAAAATCGAGAGCGACATCAAGCAGCTGCAGGGGTTGACCGATGTGGAGACGGGCCTCCTGAAGGACCGGCAAAAGATCATCGATCTCTACGAGGGGCAGGGTTACATCAGCTACAAGGAGGCCAGTGAGGCCCGGCTGAACGCCCAGCAGGAATTCACAGATCGCCTGGGCGAGTTGTATGCGCAGGAAGAGTCCATCTTGAAGCGTGGCCTGGCTACCGTGGCCAAGACAGCCCAGGACAAATTGAAGCTGCAGGACAAGCTTTCGGAAATCACCCTGCGCAGGGAAAAGCTCGAGCGTGAAGCCCAGCAGTCCAACCTCGAGCGCGAGATCAAGCTGCCGGGTGAAACACTCAAAGACCTGCAGGAGCAGGTGGCCAGAAGCCAGGGTCAGCTGCGATCGACCGAAGAGCAGATCAAGGTCCTGCGCGAGACCGGTTCGATCAGCGAGATCGATGCGCTCAGGCGACTGTCCGCTGCCAGGCGCTCCAGCGCCGATGAGCTGGCGGATTTCGCGGCCAAGGCCAGAGAGCTGGTGGAAGCCACGCCTGGCAATGACAAGTTGGCCGAATCGTTTCGGCGCATCGAGGAGGCTGCCCGTCAGGCAGCCGATGGGGCGACCTTGCTGAGTCAACGGGCCCTTGAGCTGTCAGACCCTGGCGCAGGCTTCTCCAAGGCGCTTCGCACCCTGGGTGAAGAAACCGAGCAGGTGGGCAAGCAGATGGAGGCGGTGACCACCAAGGCCTTCAATGGGATGACGGATGCGCTCACCAATTTCGTGATGACGGGCAAGCTCGACTTCAGGTCGCTGGCCACCTCCATCATCTCTGACCTGATCCGCATTCAGATCCAGCGTGCCATCACGCTGCCCTTGACCAAAGCGCTGGGCAGCATGTTCGGGTTTGCCGATGGCGGGATCATGACCTCGGCAGGCCCCTTGCCCTTGCGGGCCTACGCCAGTGGCGGGGTGGCCTCGTCCCCGCAACTTGCGGTGTTCGGAGAGGGCTCTAAGCCTGAGGCCTATGTGCCGCTGCCTGATGGGCGATCCATTCCCGTGACCATGAACCAGTCTGCCTCTGGTGGCGGGGATGTTTTCAATATCTCGGTCAACGTAGCCGAGGGTGGGGTGACCAGCAGCGCAGGGCAGGGCAAAGACCTGGGGCGGGCGATTTCCAGCGCGGTGCGCCAGGAGCTGCTCAACCAAAAGCGGGCCGGTGGTCTGCTGGACCCGCGTCGGCAGTGATGTATTGAAGGATTCTCATGGCGACATTCACTTGGATCGCCTCGATTGGGGCCTCCCTCAACCTCAAACCCAATGTCCGCAAGGTCTCCTTTGGGGACGGGTACGAGCAACGCCTGGCCTTTGGCATCAACACCCAACCGGAGATCTGGTCCCTGGAATTCAGGGGCAAATCAACGGTCGAGGCGGCTGCCATCGACAACTTCCTGCGTGCCCGTGGGGCGGTTCAGTCATTCGACTGGACTACCCCGAGCGGCATTGCGGGCAAATTTCTGTGCGAGGAGTGGAGTCGCACGGTGGAAGAACCCAATCTGGAAAACATCCGAGCCACGTTCAGGCAGGTGTTTGATCTCTCATGACAGCTCAAACCATCACCACAGAAATCCAGAAGCTCTCCCCGAGTGCAGTCATCGAGCTCTTCGTGATGGACCTGACCCTCTTCAACGAGGGGGTGGTTCGATTTCATGCTGGCACCAACGAGCTGCGCCGTCAGGTGGTCTGGCAAGGCAATACCTATGAGCCGTTCCCTATCCAGGCTGAAGGCTTTGAGTTCAACGGCAACGGCCAGGTGCCGCGTCCCAAGCTCAAGGTGGCCAACGTCACGGGCAGCATCACTGCGCTGATCCTCTCTTATCAGGACCTGGTGGGGGCTCGTGTCACGAGAAAGCGCACGCTGCTCAAGTACCTTGATGCCGTCAATTTCGGGACCGGTACCAACCCGACCGCTGATCCGACGGCCGAGTTTGCCGACGATGTGTATTTCATTGACCGCAAGTCACGAGAGACCCGTGATGTGGTCGAGTTCGAGTTGGCTGCCTCATTTGACCTTGAAGGGGTTTCCTTGCCCAGACGGCAGATTGTTCAGAACGTCTGCCCCTGGAGCTACCGGGGCTCGGAGTGCGGCTACACCGGGACGGCCTATTTCAACGCCAACGATGAGATGGTGACTAGCCGGGTGCAGGATGTTTGCGGCAAAAGGCTGGTGTCCTGCCAGAAGCGCTTTGGATCGAATGCCGAGTTGCCCTTTGGGGGGTTCCCAGCGGCGGGGTTGATCCGATGATGGACGCTGTCAACCAATCGCTGGCGCTGGACCATGCTGCCCGGGAGTTCCCCCGTGAAGCCTGTGGCCTGCTCGTCATTCACAAGGGCCGGGAGACCTATGTCCCATGCCGCAACATTGGCGTGGGTACCGACCAGTTCGTGATCCATCCCGAGGACTATGTCCGGGCCGATCGGCTTGGAGAGATCGTGGGGGTGTTTCATTCCCATCCGAATCTGCCCGCCGAGCCCAGCCAGGCCGACAAAGTGGCCTGCGAAGCTTCCGGCTTGCCATGGTTCATTCTGTCTTTCCCCTCTGGAAAGTGGCATGAGATGCAGCCATCTGGCTACATCGCTCCCTTGGTCGGTCGGGCATGGGCCCACGGTGTGCTCGATTGCTACTCGGTGATCCGGGACTGGTATTGGGCAGAGCGGGGCATTGACCTGCCGAACTTTGACCGCTTTGACGAGTGGTGGAAGCGCGGCCAGAGCCTGTACCTCGACAACTTCGGCTCGGCAGGTTTTGAGGCGCTGAGAGCCGTTCAATCCCAAGACATGGA